CGACAAACCATACCATCTCATTGATCATACCTTGGATGGATGTATTGCGCTTGCCAAAGTAAGCGAGGTACTCCTCACCTAAGATGTCATAGCACACATCCTCAACATCATCTTCATGATCAGCAAAGAATGCATTGGTCTCACGATAGTAAATGAAACCAGATACACCTGCTTGACAACCATGCTTAGCAATGTCTTTGATCTCATCAAGATCATCGAATCGCTCAGACAATGCATCAGTCAGAGCTTGAGTGTAGAACAGCATGATGAATGAATGAACAACAGTGTAGCAGTGAGAGCTACAGAGAGCCCCGCAGGGCTCAGTGTAACCGTCAAACAAGTTGAAGGCACGAAGCACGCTTAGCGTTGATGCAGTTCTTGTTAACCCAGAAGCCCAAGCTCATGTTGGGATTGAGCAACAGGTTAGCAATAGCACGACGGCTAACGTGAGTGTATTCGTAAGCATAGCCATTGGTGAACTCTACAAGCACAACGCCAAGGATAGGCGAGACCTGAAGCACAGCAACAGCGTCAGAGGTACGAGAAGAAACAGTGATGAACATGTGATGCATGTAAAGAACAGCTGCATGATAGCAGCAATGCCACGCCTAGGGCATGAACCTAGGTGCACAGCTGGCTGTGTCGTGGCGAGAGCGAACGCTAGTGAGCGTTCTATGCCATGAACAAACAAAGCGTGTGGCTCCGCTGAAGTCTACCACAACGATTCCCGGTCAGATACCCATGCCGGTGGTCGTCACCTAGCGGTTGCCCCGCTGACGTTGTGCCTATTCGGTTGTCGAGGTGCTGACAGGCTAGCAGCGGTCTGGCTGTGCCTGTTGATGTCGAGTGTAGAGCATGGCTGCCAACCTGTCAACCATCGAGTCACAGCCTGAAGGGTCACCGGCTGATGGATGGTTGGTTGGGTTGGTTGGGAGGTCTCTTCCTCCCGGTAACCTTACCCTCTCACTTCGTTCGAGGGGAAGTTACCAGGGAGTCAGAGGGTTTTGCCGAACAGATGCTGACAAGGCTAAAAGCCTTGCCCCACCTCCCTTTTGCGCGTTTCAACTACCGCGTGCGTGCGCTTTGTTGGCTCCCTCAGCGAAGCTGAGACCCCCCGGCATGGGGGGACCGGCGCTGGGCTAGCGTTAATATGTCCCTTCAGAAAATTATACCAAAATTTAGGTCCACATTGCCTCATAAATGTTAGGACAATACTGCTCAATTAAATCTTTAACACTCTCAGCAATCATACGATGCTCTAATTGGGTCTCAGGAGCCGCTCTAAGGTCGATGTAATGCAGCCAAGACCTCAGAGTACCATTCATGTACAAAGTCGTCTCTGAGCCGATTGGAAGCACCTCTCGTGCACACTCTTTAGCAATGCCCATATTAAGCATCTTTTGATAAAGACCAACAGAATGGGTGTACAACTCATTGATCTCGTCTTCCAGATACCATTGAGTATCCTCATCTACATCATCAATACTGTTTTGCCTGTTCTTAACATCCTGTCTCCTTAGCTTAGGCAGTTGAGGAAAGCTTTGAACAGCAGCATAACGTTGACTAAATTCTTGAAATGAGAATGATCTGTGTCGGAGTATTTGTGCGGCTATGCCTCGGTTGGTCTTAATTTCCACCACCATGTTAGCCATCTCAAAGGGTGACCAATGGCGGTGTTTAATCAAGTATTTAAGCAGTTTAGGTGCTGTTTCGTGGTTGTTTTGATTAGTAGGGTTAGACACCCTAGCACAGTAGGCTACAAGATCTTCTGCGCTAGGGGTAATGGAAACGAGTTTAGCGGTGTGTAGGGTCATTAAGGAAACAAGGTTGGTGGTTTAATTTGACCAATAACTCTCATGATTTGTTCAGGATTTAGTTGTTGTTTAACATGACGAACAGCATCAATGCCCATGTTAAGTACACCTGCTCCAAGGTTAACAGCTTGAGCTACTGGGTTAGGTGCAGCTGTTGTTGCTGCTCCTACTCCTGAGATACCGGCTTGAACTTTATTAGCCAGGGTAGGTTGTTTAATAGCTCGTTGTGTACGTTCTGCTGCGTCTGCTGCATCAAATCCCATACCCACTACAGGAATTAGCCCTAGTAATGGTTTGGGGATAGCTTGAACAGCTTTAGCAGCTTGACTGTACAAACTACGGTTAGCACCAATAGCACGTTGTACAACTTCAGGGTCCATACTACGGCTAGGGTTCATAAGCTCCATTTGAGCAAGCTTATTGCTAAGCTCTTTACCTTCTTGGAACTTTTGAATGTTATCCCTTTGAGTTAACAGCTGCAAGGCTTCAGGTGTGTTACCAAGCAACCGAGGGTTAAACGCTTCATCGTATAGAGCCATGTCATACACATGGTCTACTTGATAGCGGTAGTAAGGGGAGTTAGGATCAGTAGTTAAGTTAGTAAGTTGTTGTACAAGTTCTTTATCACGTTTATCAAGAGGAACATCAAGTCCTGCTTTTTGTGCTCTACGCTTTTGTTCTTTAGCAAGCTGGCTAAGTTCTCTACTACCACCACGTTGTTCTGATATACGTCTAGCGGTACGATTAGATCTAGACTTAGCTTCTTCATATTCAAATCCCCATTCATCTCCTGTGTCAGGATCAATGTAGGTTCTATTGCCTTGAAGGGTAGCTTGACGGTTTTTAAAGCGTCTGTCTTTATTAGAAGAGGGGCGTACAACAATACCACCACCTTCTGCTTTTTCCCAGGAACCAGTAATTCCTGTTAGCTTACCAGATTCTGCTGCTCGTTCATAGCGTGCTGATTTGTTAGCACCAGAAGCAGACCCTCCTCTTACACTACGGGTACGGTGTCCAATCCATGCTGTTGGTACACCTACGTCAGTAGATTTAATAAGCTCATTAAGAACATCATCAGCTATTCTTACTACACTTATTTGAGATAGTTTGTTTAAGTTAAGCTTACGGTGTTTACGAGCAAGGCGTCTTTTAATGTTTGGGTTCTTATCAAGAAATTCTTGAACATCAATACCCATATCAACCTTCCACGCTTTAAGCTTATCATTCCACTCTACATCTACACCAGAAGGAAGAGTTGTATATGATTGTTCAGAACGTGGGTTGTTAGTTACAAATTCTAGGAACTCTTCCTTAAGTGTCATTATTAGTCTTAATAATGTTAATAGTAGTAATAGTAAGAAGAATAAGAGAAGATGGTTCAGTCACTCACTTCGTTCGTTCCTTCACCTCATCTTCAATAAATAGCTTGTCATAAAAGAGGAAGGACTTGTCATCCTTCCTCCGTTTTGACCGCTGTTTCCACACACGAGGGCACCACTCCCCGTGTTTTACTGTCTGGTTAGAAAGAAACCCAGGTGGGAACTGAGTTTTTAGTTTTACCTCTTGCTTCTTGTCTTTGAGGTAAGGTCATACCTAAAACCATATGGTTAGCGGCTGATTGTGGGTCATCTATCCAAGCCTGTTGAAGGTCATTCCACTCGTCATTTTTACGACGGATAATCTCTTGGTTAGCGGAAATACTCATGGCATCTGTAAAGTATTTTACGCCTTGAGCAAGAGCATCTAATCTGTCGTCATGTTTAACTGCACCTTTTTCCCGACACATCCTGCTCATCTGATAAAAGAGCATGTAGAGGAGTCGTGATTCAGGAGGAGCATCGGGGTTAGAACGGTAATCCCATTCCACAACTTTAGGGTCAATTACCAGACGGTGCTGGTTCATAATAGGTTCTAGTGCGTCAATAATCCTGTCTTCTTTACGGATTGTTGCACGTACCTCTTCAATGTCTATAGATTGTTTGGTTTGGATGATGTGTTTTTTAAACAGTTCTGCAACGATGCCGTCACCAAAGTTTGTCTCGATAATGAGTTTGGTAGCGTTGTATTTTTTACAACCTCTAAGAATATCTAAAAGAGTGTTGTCGCTATAACCATCCCGATAAGCGCGTACCGCATGGACATAAAGAAAACCGTTAAGCTGTGAAATAAAGACTGCTGAAGTCTCGTCTGTGCCCCTACCAGACGGGTCAACGGAGCAGATGGTCTCTTGGTATGGAGTCCAATCTCCTTGCGTCTGCATGGGGCTGTAGAAGTAGTCTCCAGGCAATCCTACAGCAGGCAGGTCTTTAATTACATTACGGGGATCAGAGCACCAAATAATGTTTTCTGGACCTTGGGTTGGGTTAACAGGATAGACAATAAGATCAGCAAATTTAAGGGGAAACTTCTCTGCGTCAGACAAGCTAGTGTCAAGCATGAACTGAAGCATAAAATTGCTTCTACCCATTGCTGCTTCACGTTCTAGCAGATCATTTTCATTAAACCGACTATCGGTTGGTTTCCAGATTAAATTGTCTTTGCTATCTAAATCATTGACTAGTTGAGGAGCCAACAACCCATCATACATTTCTGTTTTGCGTGGATATCTAGCAGGCCACACAAACGGTTTGTAATTACGTTCCCGTAACTTGTTATAAATTGTAAAAGTAGTCTGGGGTGTACCCAGAAACATAATACGGCTTTCTTTTTTAGGAGTTAGAATAGATTCACATTCAGTAACTAGCTGCAAAAGTTTTTCTCGTTGCAGCTCAGTCATACTGTTGTTTGGCACCTCTACGTCATCCAAAACCATCAAGTCAGCGCGGCTACCAGTCAATTGACCAGTAATACCCACAGACTTAACAGAAGGGGCTTGGTGAGGTTTAGCAGGACCAACATCAAAGCTAACACGAGACCACCGTTGGTCGTCGTTTTTTGGTCTAAGATGTGAAAGCCATTCTACTTCTAAAATCAGACGTTGACAAAAAATTGAAAAAGAGTCGGCTCTATCCTTAGATGCCGATACCACCATAATTTTTTTATCAGCATCATTATACAAAGTCCAAAGAACAAATGCTGCAGTGATCCAACTTTTACCTACACCACGAAAAGCTTGAATCTGTAAACGTTTAGGACCGTGCTGTAAATATTCTGCAATACACAACTGGGCTCTAGTTGGAGCAGGAAGATTTAGGTGAGTCCATACAGCGGTCAAGAAATACCTAAAATCATTCTTGAGTTGTGTCTCGATGCTTGTAGTCATAATAAATACGAATTTCATCTAAACCCTCTACTTCAGAAGGTTTAGATTCAATAGTGTAAGAAGGCAGCTCAAGAGCATCCATTTGTTTGTGGTACTCTTGAACTGCATCATCTACGGTTTTATGAGTGACATATTCAATGTATAAAGGCTCCAAATAAAGGAGAATCCACACAGCAATCCAACGATACTGTTTAGGAACTGCATAAGCTATTTCACGAAACCGCTCTAGAAGGAGCTGTGAGGGGTTGAAAATGTCATTCATAATAGGATATACCTAAAAAGAGTTAGAGGCGTCTTAGAGAGGCTTCTAGCGTGCGTAGCGGCGGCCTCCAGTGCTGCCTTGTCCGCGACGCTTAGGCTTAGGCTTAGGCTTAGGTGCAGGCTTGTTAGCTGCATCTTTCATTGCTTGTGCGCTAAACAATGGAGACACTTTAACTTTAGGTTTGGGCTTAGCAGCAGGGCTACTAGAACCAGAAGATGTCGGTTTAGCAGCAGGCTTAGCAGCAGGCTTAGCTGCCGGTTTAGCAGCAGGTTTGGTTTCAGTTTTTTTAGCAGGAGGCTTCACCAACGCACCCGTTTCTTTAGCAAAAGCACGAGAAGTTTGATTGGTGGTTTTAGCTGCAGCTGCTGAAGAACCATCAACCTTAGTCTTAGGCGTGTAAGTACTTTCAGTTGTATACTGACGGCGTGCGCTTTCTTGCTTAGCAGTCTCTTCGCGCTTCTTACGTTGCTCTTCTTGTTTTTGTTTGACTTGGTATTGAGTCCGTTCACGGGCATTCATGCCCAACATGGGGTCTCTTTTAGGCATTGTTATTTAATGTGCGAAAGAATAAGTTGTTCACGTTGAGGATGTAAACCAAAAGTTTGTCTCATCCACGATAACCAGTTATTTGTTCCTTTGTCCTGATTACATTGACGACAGCTGGGCACAAGGTTGCTTGTGAGATCTTCACCCCCATAACAGCGAGGACGAACGTGATCAAGTGTAAGTTCATGTAATTCATAAGTTTCTCCACAATAAACGCATTGACAGTTGAAGTGTTCTTTAATAGCTCTTCTCCAGAGCCTCTTTGCTTCTGGACTTGTCATCGTTATTAGGTTTTGAAGGTAGTGATCAGGACTAGGGAGCAAGGGAGTCATGGCTCTTTATTTATGCATCAAAAGACGACCCATAAAGACCTTTAAGTTTTTTTGTTTTAGCTTGTTTGACTTGAGGAGCAAACAGTTTCATATGCTCATCATATTTAACAGGCGTACTTTTTGCAGGCTTGGCGTCTTTAATGCTGGGCCACTTTTCTTCTTTAGCCATGGTTATTTGATTCTAAGTTTAGATCGGTTACGGGCTCTGTTTTTTGACGGGTTTTCACGGACGAACGTACCTTCTGTGGTTTGGGAGTAGTCCTTACCTCCTTTACCGTAGTTTCCGTCTTCTCTACGAGCTTTGTTGTGCTTGACTCGGTAGTCTTTGTTAATTTGGAGTTTATTACGTTCCCGATTCTTTGCGTTTTTATGACGCCGAGAGGCTGCATTATCGCGGTAATTTTTCGCACTTTTAGACAATTGGTTATATGGGAGTTTTTTAGGAGCCATTAGCGATTCACTGCTTTTTGAACTGCATCAAAATCAATGGTAGGCATTAGATTTGCAAGATTACTCAATGCAGAATCATTAATAGCTACCCCAGTAATGTCATTTTTAGTAAGCCAATCTGCTGCTGCTTTAAGATCAGCAGTAGTTGCTTCACCTGATTTAATGCGCTCCAAGAACTCAGTTGTAATAAGTTGGTGAAGTTCATTAAATTGATCTTCACTTGCGCGTTTTTTAGCCATCTTTCATAAGAATACGATCTAGTTTTGAATCAAGTCGATGCATACCGTCTTCAATCTTGCCAAGTGCTCTTTCAAAGTCTGTCTTTGGGACATATGTTGAAAGTATACGCACTTCAAAATTATCAATACGGCTGTCTACAACGTTGATACGTTCGTGTACTCGATTGATTCGGGAGTGTATCCTGTTAATAAAGGCGGTAATGCCTGTAGCAACAGCAAGTCCGGCTGTTACAAAGATCTCAGTCATGTCTGTTGCATTGGTCGGAAGGTCATATACCAGCCAGAACCAGCACCTTCCACTTCCCAGCGGGGTAACCAGTTCTTCCAGGAGTAGTTAATTTCTTTACCGCCTTTACCGATGGTCACATAACCACCGTTGACGTTATCCATTTCAC